CCAGTTAGAAGGAGTAAGATGAATGCATATGATATTATCAGCATCATATACGATATGATTTGATTTGTCAAGAGATTACTCTTCAAATGGAATAATTGTTTCCCAAGCTTGATTTTGTTCGTTAAAAGTATAATGAGTGATGATCCAAGAAACTAACTCGGGAACAGGCTTGTTCATAAGATGATGGCCCTTGATGCCATACTGATCTTTGTGCATATAATAGCACATCTCTGCAAGTGATTCACGATCAGCATGCATCAAAGAGTCAACAGCAGTGTCTTGTGTGAGAGACATGATGTATCTCCGTTTGATTTGAAGAATATACACATGTTTTATGCTATTGACAAGAAAAAAGTGCACGAAAGATTATTTTTCTCTCGTGCACTTTTATTGCTCATTCACGTGTTTCTCTACGCAATCAGAGAGTAATGCGCAGTTTTGCGGTTGTTAAACTGCAAAATAAGATATTTAGTCCTAATTTTATGTGTTTTCCTTAGAACAGATATACCCTTGGTGATATCACCACCTGTCCGACTAAGTCTCAATGAGAGTTCAACAACTGTCAGTCCAGAAGGTACCACGATAAGAGCATCAAGAATTTCAGCTTCACGAGACATTGTGTTCTCCGTTGTTGATAAACACAAGCTAGCAAAAAATACTGTTCATGTCTAGAACTATTTTTGCATACCAGTTATGCAAAAAATGCACGTCTATTTGAGATGACTGCTCCTAATACGTGCTGACAACCATTGATTATAGTATTTAGTATCAATCAAACAATCACGAACAAGAATCTCTTTTGTTTCGTGGTATGTTGCCCATCCTTTTGTTTTACAAAGATGTAGAATCTGTTTCCTGACAAGATGTCCGTTATTAATATCTTGGTTCAATTGATCATTAGAACCAGTATATGACATCCAATCAGATGATACTCGTTTTTTCTTTTTCTTCTTGTTCTTCTGATATGTCTTGGACTTAGAAAACAATTTCTTACCGATATACATTCTATTATTGGTCAAGTTCTCTATTAGATAAACAAATCCAACATTATCAGAAATCATATCTTCAGTAAATTCAGTTCCATTATATAACCACATAATACCTCCATATTTCTATGAAAGTATATATTATACTTATTCTATACTCATTTTATGAATTCTAAATTTTTTGTTGCCTTCTTCAACATCTATTGAACCATGATGTTTATATGTTACACCTTGTTGTATTAAAAATTCATCTTCATGTGTGCCAATATGTGCTGCAGGATCATTAGTATTCAATGTAATATGAGCAATATGTTGAATTCCATTTTCATCTTTAGTCGCATAATCTTTAGCAATATCTTTATGTGGTGTTACAGAAAGATATGCTTCAGACTTCCATTTTCTTTGACTATCAAGTTTTTTTTCAGGATCAAAACCCAGCGCTGAATATGTATGCAACTTAGACTGCATTTTATTATTGTTAATGAAAGAATTTAACTTTTCCACATCAGGATGTTGATTGCCTGCAAGTAAACTTTGATTAACAGGTTTACTGTCTTTAATATATCTTTTTAGTACAGATGCTTCATCTTTGCTTGGTTTTTTTGTTTCAAACTGGTCTGAAATTGACTTGCGTCTTGGTAAATGTGTATTATCGTTTTTTTCAAACCAGTTTTCTTGTATAAAGTTTTTAAAAGAAAGCATTTAATATTCCTCTGTTTAGAAATATTTATTGTTCCTCATCTTCTTCATTGTATGAATTATCATCTTTATCAAACAAAGGTTCCGAGCAGAAAACACAGAACTTAGGAAGTCCGGATGTGTTTTCTGGCTCATACATCACTTTATATTCCGAATCACAGCATTGACAAAATATTTTTTCAACCTCTTTTGACATTTATTCTCCTTTGTATACTAAATAGATGTGGTTCACGATGTTGCGAGCATCCAACCACTCTAACACTAATAGGGAGTGTCAGCAATGAATAACAATACTATATATCATACTCACCATATTATTCCTCGTCATATGGGCGGCACAAATGATCCTAATAATCTCATCAAACTCACAGTTGAAGAACATGCTGAAGCACATAGAATGCTATATGAAAAACACGGCCTCGAAGAAGATCGTTTAGCTTGGCTGGCACTTTCTGGACAAGTCTCGATGTCTGAAATAAAAAAGATGAGACAGCGAATTGGACAAATAAGAGGCGCTGAAAAATCAAGAAATACAACTAATCATGGTATCGAAGGAGGTCTTGCTGTTAGAGATAGATGTATTGGTATTCATGATCCAAACAACATTCACTGGAAAAAAGAAGGTGGCAAAAAGGGCATTGCAGTTGTTCATCAAAAAATGAAAAACAACAAGTGGATGAATAATGGCACTAAAGATACCAGAGTTGCACATGATAAATTAGAACAATATCTTTCCGACGGGTGGAAGTTTGGCCGTCTCTTCTCCCCAAACAAAGGCAAAACCAATCCAACAAAGAATCTTTTTTGGATCAACAATAATGGTAAAAATAAAAGAGTGCCAGAAGATCAAGTGAAAGAGTATTTAAACAATGGTTGGTCTTCTGGCATGTTTATGAATTAAATTTCACAACCTTGAGGACCACTACAAGCAAGTTCTTGTGTACTTGTAGTAGTATCTTTCTTTTCATAATCGGATAATTTAGTCCAATCTACATTCTTGGGCATTTTTGCTAACAATTTTTCATACTCTTCCTTAGAACAGTCTTGATACGGCATTTGCTGATATGTTGAATCGGTGAAAGGCAAGAAAGAAACTCCAGACATTTCATCAAAATGATTCCATACCCAGCCACCAACTTCTGGCCATTCTTCTTCTTTTACTGTTACTGTAATAGATGGTTTATGTTCACACCATGCTCTTTGATATGTCAACCAAAGTTCTAGTTGTTCAATAGCAGACATATCTTTTCTATATATAGCATATTGAGGAGATTTGATTGGAAAAGAAAAAACATAAGTGTGATCTGGTTTTGTCACATCATCTTCTACTGGAAATCCCATATCTACCATCATCTTAGCAAGAGGATCTTTCTTATCAGCACGAACTGTTCTGATGTAATATGGAGAATGTCTGGCATGAATACCAGAAGCAGAATCAACTAACTGTGAAACTGTATTATGAGATATCCATCCATTAGATAGCATATAAGAATGTGTATTCTCCACCTCAATATCTACAGTAAATTCTGGTGCATTTAGTTTTTTAATTTTTTTAATTTTAATCATCTTAACCTACCTTTTGCAAATTGTGTGTTTTCTAATAAAAACTGTTCAACAGAAATCTGATCTTGTTGTTTTTTTGTATATTTGTATGATTTAATACCATCGTTTATCCAAACAAACCCTTTATTTTTGATACCACCTCTTTTGCCCATTTCTGATTGAAAAGTTTTGTTTTGAAACTGACCAGAAGTTTTCCCTCCTTTGGATGCCCATTCTTTGTGTAGTTCTGGATTATTTTTATATTGATGGAATCCAAGGCCCAAATCTGTTTGAACTTTACCTCCTACTTTTCCACCGATAGATGCCCATTTTCTTCGTTCTTCTTCAGACCTAAAAATTCCAAGTTGTTTGTCTCTGACAATACTTCCTCCAACTTTACCTGCCTTTGAATTTATTCTCAAATCAATTATACCAGAAGAAAAACAAGCATTCAAATAGTCTTTTCTTTCTTTTATAAATGAAAAATACTTTGCTTCTCTCAATATTGCTTGATCTGGTTCATTTGGATATTTGTGTAATACTTTAACATAAAAATCCTCTTTACCATAAGCATTAATTAAAGTTTTGATTAAAGAACTAGAAGTAAAATATGTTTTCCAAAGATCGTCTGGATGACAACTTTTGGCATATCTTACTCCTAGATATTTCAGTCCTGTTGTTTTGTTTTTAACGATATAAACATATGGAATCCATTCTTTCATCATACACTCCGTTGATTAAACCCACTAGAACAGTAGTATTTATATCAACGAAAGTTTTAAGAATTTCCAAACTGAATTATTTCGTCATTTTCTGTTAACTCATCTACTCTTTTCCAACCATTAGTTGTCTTGAGTTTGTGATTGCCAGTAAATTTGTATACATTGCCAGCATCATCTTCTATTTCATAAACTTCTGTAATTCCATTTACATACAATTTTGTTACATTTTGTAATTCATAATTTTCATCCATAACTTTTAATGGTTTATTTAATTGCAACCAAGTTCCTGGATTACATTCAAAAACATTTACATCAGAATATTCAGCAAATATTTCTGCCATAGACATTTTACCATGTTCAGTCATAACTTCTGTTTCTAATGTAGTGCATCCCGAAGGTTTTACACAAGTAATTGCTGTTGACTGAGGAATACCAATCTTACCTGACCATTCTTTGTTTGTGTCAACAGCAGTTTCACGTAGTTCTGTTAAAATGTCTTCTAGTGTTACACCTGCGACAGAACAATGCTTGCCATTAGTATAACCATTATCCATGATACCTGTCAATGAGACACCAAGCAGTCTTTCTTCTTCACAGTTTTCTTTCCACTTCTTGGATAGATACTTAAAGTTTGTTAGTGTGCTCTGAATGGTACCAAGAATTGTTGCCAGCCGGATTTTTCTCTTGAGATCATCCATTCCATCTGATCCACGAACAACAACTTCTGTTAGATTGCAGAATTGACGAGAGCGTAGAATAATTTCCGAACATGGATTTGTACCGAACTCATGATTAGAATCACGGCGTCCATACTTCTCTGCCTGATACTTAGAAGCAGTTCTAGAAAAGATGCCTCTCTCACCAGACTTTGATTCATACAGTGAAAGCCATTCTTTCATGAATACACCAACGTCAATCTTTTCTTTGGCAACAAAAGAATTGTTAGCCAATGCTCTTTGTACATTATCTTCCCACCAACGTCCAGACTTAGCAACTCGCATTCTGTCGTCTGACAAATCGGATAATGAGATTAGGGCAGATCGTCTAACTCCACCAACAACGACAATCTCTGCAATCTTACATACAATATCATGACACTCTAGGGAAGTTAGTTTACGCCCAGCCGCTTTCTTGAAAGTGTTTACACAGAACTTAAATAGAGAAACAAGAGGATCAGGACCAGAAGCACGACCACCAAAAGTCTTGAGTGAAGCACCAGCAGGACGAACTTTTGATACATCCCACTTTGGAACTTGACCAGAATACAGAAGTTGAATTAGTTCTTTGAGTGCTTTTGCCCATCCAAGTTTAGAATCAGCAACAACAATAATTGTCTCTGTATCATGAAACTCATCAGCAACAATAGGTAGTTGTTCTGTGAACTTTTGTTCAACAGAGAAACCAACACCAGTACCATTCATAAGAATGTAAAGAATTTCATCAAATGAACGGGGATTATCTACAGCAACGTAACTGCAATTGTATCCAGCAACATTCTCACGTTTTAGTGCTTCACCTGCAGTCATAAGACACCGCATAGATGGCATAATTTCAAGATTAAGAACTGCTTCACGCAACTCATCTCTTGTTTTCTTATCAAGAGCAAACTTATTATTATCTTGTAAATGCTCATCAAAAAAATCAAAATATCTATCAACTGTTTCCAACCAAGTTTCACGTCTATTCTTTTCAGGAAGCCATCTTGAGTACCTTGAAAGATGAATATAGTGTTGATACTCTGTTGGAAAATAATTGGTTGTCATGGTTGCTCCTGATTAATCTTGATTTTGTTTTTGTATATCTTTTTCACTCTCAACAAAAAATCATCTTTTGATGATGTGTGTTTCATAATGTTGCACCTTAAACAACAGGATACACAGTTTTCATATGTGTATCCTTTACTGTTGTCTATTCTGTCTATACCAGTATATAAAAAATCACCACTGGTTTTTCCTTGTCCTTTTTTTATTGAGGTTTCTTTTTCACCACAATAAAAACAACAACCACTAATCAAACCATCAAATTGATCACGTGTCAAATCATATTGATATTTGCGTCTTTTAGCTGATCTTTTATATGCAAATTCAACATCATTTTTTGCAGCCAAGCCAGTTGCTAATTGCCATGGCATTGTATGTGGTCCACGCTGTTTACCAACATGTGGGTTATTTTGTTGACACCCGCAACTATTTCTTTTTTTCAAATTTACACTATTCATTGTTTTTATATCATTACAATAATGACATAAACAACGAACGGTCACGTGTTTGCCAGTTTTATTGGACGGTATGATCTCAAGTATCTCTAATCCATTGGATTTATCCCCAACTTTATGTTTAGTTTTTCGTCCCATTAAAACCCCTTATATATTTACATATTCCACTCAACGTCATATCCACCCATTGATTCTGCAACAGAAGGAAATTGTTGTGAAATAATTTCTTTACATTCCAAAGCAATTAATCTATGTTCTTTTTGTGTACCATTTTTTTCACGCAAACTAATGTATGTTAGCCAACTTCTCAAAGTTCCTGCCATATATAGTCTGCTATTAGTATTACCTTCCGGCAGAACTGCTCTTGCTTGTTCTTTAGCAATACCATTATCAATAGCCCAATTATATGCTAGTTTTGATTCATATACAAGCTGTTCTTGCTTCATGATCCATGCTTTTTGCAAATCTTCATCATTCGTCTCAATAGAATTTTGACGATTCTTAGTATCCTGTAATCGTGCTTCACGAATAGTAAATCCTAATTGTGAAGCATCAGCATAGCGTTGTGAAAACTCTTGAAAAGAAAATGAACGATGGCGTAAAATCTGTCTGGCAATATCACGTGTGGTATTTATTTCTACTACTATATGCACCATTTCAAAGATAGACCAGTGTTGATTTCTGATACAATATCTAAGAAGTTTATCTGATGTTAATGTATTTGTTTGATTTGATGGATTTGATACTCTAGCGCAATATGAAATTAAGTCTTCAGCTGTATCAATGTTTGGTAGATATGGTTTTGATAACGATACTATTCTCACCTTTCTCATACTTTTCTCCATATATTGAATTGTAACTTTGCTTTTAAGTCGGTAAATGTGTTATCATCAATTATACTTTGAATTTGATGATTAGTAAATCCAGATATAATCATATCATTGATATCTTTTTGTTCCACTGTTGATGGCCAAATGCAAATTGGATAGTTCTTCTTCATTGCTCTTTCCATATTTCTAATGATTTCTTTGTTTCTTGACTCATTATCAAATACAAGAACAAAGTTATTTTTGATTGTATCAACTACAGATGATAGATTGGCATCCATAGTTGCAACAGCATTATCTAGAAATAGAGAATCAATTGGCCCTTCTACAACATAAACTTTTTTTGATAGATCAAGTCTGTCTAGACCAAACATTTTCTTGCAGTCTTCGTTTTGCTTTATTGTTATATATCTTATCTTGGAAACACCAATAGCACGGCCTTGCACGCCCAACAGTTTTTTATCACGATCATAGAACGGTATAACGATACGTGCATCATCATTCTTAAGTTTTGATTGGTCATGATCCGTAAATGTGTTGACTATAAATTGTTTGAAGTCATCAGCATAATATAGTTGATTCCAATATTTCGTTGGTATCTTTCTTGATGCAATATATTTCTTTGCTGAATGTGTGTCGTCTAAAGACTCTATTGTTGGTAGATCAATAAGTTTTTCAAACACAGGAAGACCACGTGCAATTTCAAAATCAGGTTTTGCTACATTGCTATGTGATTCATTCTTATATCGTTCTAGTTGATACTCTTTGAATAAAGCAGGATCTATTGTCTTGAGAAAAGTACCAAAAGAACATGAATGCCCGCAATTATGACACACAAACGAAAGATTACTCTTTTGTCTGTATACATAAGCACGAGCTTTTGTTTTATTCTTTTTGGAATCTCCGCAGATTGGACAACGAAAATTCCATAGATAATTCTTTTTGATTTTGAATTGGTCTAGTTTGATGGATATCAAAGAGACATACTTTTGATCAATGTATAGAGACATAATATAAAACTTTGTTGATTATTGTCTAGGGATGGTTATTATATGAGTATATCCGTCTTTAGTATGTGTCGCACCAGGATGTTTTCTTATCAATCTCCTGGAATATTGCCCATATAAATTATCTTTTCTTTCAGTATTACCATAAAATTCTATATTTGTTACACCATGATGTTTAATCATATGGTCAACAGAATTTGATACTGTTGTCATTACAGCTTTTGCATGTTCTGGAGGAACAGGGGGCGACACCTTACGCTCATCCATTTCAATTTCACCTTCTTTATCTCTAAAACCAAAATTCGTTTCTAAGTATTTTTTACCTTTATTTTCAGTAAGATTATGTATGATAACTAGTTCGTGTCCTGAAGGTAAAATAGCAGTGTGCTCAATTTCTTTTATTTGCCCTTTTTTATATGATGCTGTTTCCTTCTCTGTAAAAGGATAAGATTCTTGTATGTACTCTTTAAATGATAATTTGAGCATTCTATTTTATCCCTCTACGTGCTAAGAGTGTCATACTATCACACAGAATCTTGGTTGTCAACGAAAAAATTTGGTTATGCCAGACATGTTACCCACAAGAAATACAAACAGGGCTATACCACCCATGATCATGTATCTCCACATATCAATATCACTAATTTTCTTGTTTAGATTTTCTGATATTTTATTAATTTCATCTCTTAGTTCTACTCGGCCACGAAGCATTTCTTCAACAATCGTCGTCTGAGATTGTTGAATCTTTTGTGTTACTTCTAATTTTACAGCATCAATCTTATCATCAACAGATTCAATTTTTCTATTTAATTCTTTAGATCGTTCATCAGATTCAATAATATGCTTTTCTAATTTCTTTTCCATGTCCTCGTTGATAGTATCTTGATGTTTGAATCTTTGATCTTGTTCGAATGATACTCTTGATAAGTCGTTTGCGGCAGTTTCTAGTTTAGAAATGGATTTTTCCATTCTTTCGTATAAGTGTGATACGGAACCAACATCACGTTTAAGCAATTCTATTTCTAGTCTATAGTCATTGTCTTTACCGTTAGTTGACATTTTTTTATTTTCCGTATCTAGCAAAGCACATATATCCTGTTTTTTCGTCTTCAATTATTATTGGTTTTTTTGGATTTCTATTAGCGTACTCTTTAATATGAGAAGTGTGCTCACCGTCATCTAAGTATTTTCTCCAATGCTTACCTTTAGCTTTTTGTTGTGTAATTGTATTAAAAACTGAATGAGGAACTTTATGTGTTATATGTCCTGCAAATTTCCCTGTGTTTTCTGTCAATCTGTCTAACATTGGTCTTCTTAAGATTTTACCCATTACAGGAGACTCTTCTTCATTCTTTTTCTTATATTTATTCTTTGGTGGAACTCCTGGTTCGCCTGATCCTGGTTTACCTGGAGCATCAACACCAGCACCAGCAATTGCACCACCTCCAACTCCCATTTCTTCTTTAATAGGACCATTATTCAACCAAGCATCACATGTTCTAGCACCAGCACACTTGAAATGAAACATTTCGCAGAAACCTAAATCTGCTTTTTCAACTATAGTTTTACCCGCAGGACCAAGTGCTGTTGATATTTTATTTACTATTTCTTTGGATTTATTGAATGCAGCACAGTTAGAACATCTTGATCTCTTTGCTTCATCTATTGATGTATTCCATAGTTCTGCCTTTTCGTTCCAAAATTTGCTATTATTATCAGATGGATTTAGTGGACCATATCCATATTCTTCAATAGCATGATTTCTGTTTTCTAGGTTTACATGTACATCATCTATTGCATCATAATGCTTTGCTTCCATACCTTCATTCATAACTTTACTCTTAGATGGTTTGCCCAGTGCTGTCAATGCTGATCCCTTTGCTCCTGCTTTGGCCCACCAATTATCTTCAATTGGCTCATCCAGCATGCTTGTGCTATTATGATTATTAATAAAATTATTAACTAGTTCAGTATACTCATCTGCACCCTGAATCATACGTTCAATATGTGAGTTTTCAGAATCTTCTGTTGTTGCTGGGTTGCCAGTAACATCTCCAAAACCACGAATACCCACACCAGCAGATACATTAGTCTCTAGTAAAATTTCTCTAAGTCTCTTCATTTTTCTCTTGACAACCTCTTGACAGAGTGATATAAAGGCTATGTAGCCGTTTCAATGAATCTCTTTAAGTCTTTTAGCAACGAATAAGTCAATTGTAATATCTGCTGAATGAATGTTACTTCCTTTAATTCCTTTGACTACTCTAGGCATGTAGTTAAGATATATTAATACTGTTTTAAGTATATGGTAGTCTTTCTTATCTACTTTGAAGAACAACATTCTTACTGCAGCTTCTGTACCAAAAACATTTGAAAGAACTATGATATGATTAAGTATCAATCGTTCTTTCAAATCACTTGTTGCTCTATATCTCTTTATTAATCTTCTAATATACTTTAGTCTTTTCAGATCATCCTCAAATTCACTCATTATACAATTAGGTTTATCGTAACACTTGATAGCATATATCAGAAAGTTATCATCGGTTAAATTATCTATCATTCCTCTTATTTTTCTTTATGTTCACCCTTCAATATTCTTTTTACTGTTCCTGTATAATGAGAAGCAATATTTGCTTTATGTCTTCTTGCTTGTAAATACTGTGCTGCTTTTTGTGGATTATCTTTTATGCCTGGAAATTTATTCAAGTAATCTCTAGGCATATGTTCAAGATCAATCTGTTCTGTTTTTAACTTTTTTTTTTTAATAATTTCAGCTGCCATCATTTTAGCAGAAGTTAGTTTTTCTGGCTCACCTGTAATTGATCTATGTCCTGTTTCTGGTCCTGCCATACAAACTGACTCTGATGATTCTTTTACCTGTTTCTGTGCTTTCTTTTTTGCAGCAATCATTGCTTTTAGTTTTTGAAGATTACCCAGAAGTGATTTCTGTGCTCCATGAAGTCCTTCAAGAGAAGATTCCATATCTGTTTTTTCCTTCTCTTCTTTATATAATCTAGCTTCTCTCTCATCATCAGCTTCATCTGCTTTTTTAGATGTTATATGTGCTTTCATTTTCCATCTATTGCCAGCTCTATTAGCACCAACAGCTTTTAATACTTTACCAATAACAGCTTGAAGTGTTGCTTTTCTATCTAACGCTTCAGGTGATTTTGCTTCATTCAACTTATCTTCACGATCATCTTCAGTAGTATCAGCATTAATATCTTCTTCTGCATCGTCTAACAAATCATCTAACTCATCTTGTGTTACTACTTCACAAAATACATCAAATAATCCTTTATCATTTTGTTGGTATTCAAAGTATATGAAGTATGGTTGTGTTGCTTTAGTAACAACTTCACCATCATTTCTCATGCCGGTAAGTCTACCAAATTGATGCACATCAAATACTTGTACACCTCTATCACCTTCCATAAACGGTACTGCGGGCAGATGGATATGGAAGTATGATAGAACTTTACGAACTTTTTCAAGAGCAATATATGGTGTCAGAGTACATGGCATCATCGCACCAGTTAGTAATGCATTGATGTTATCTCTAACAGCAGCATCATCAACATTCATGATGCCTCTCTCTACGAACTGCGAAGGATTGACTTCTTCATATAACCTAGACATATATTGCTCTCTCTTTTTTGTTAGATACCGGTGAAGTACACATTATCTCTTGGATCATCAAGAGTAATAGAACCCATTGCTACTAGTGTTTCTGTTTGAATTCTGCCTGCTCTGCCACCCAATGTCACAGTAAATGTGCCAAGAGATGTATTAGAGCCATTAGTCCTAATAGTAATAGCAGTGGAGTTAGAATAGAAAGATCCTCCATTTGCGATTGTAAATGTTCCAAATGTGTTGAGTGTAGAATTAGTAGAATATGTTTGTAGGGTATTTTGCGAGTTTGCAGTTGTGAATGAGATATTAGCATCTTTGCCTTGACCAAGAACTGATGTATCTGTGATTGTCAGATAGCCTGCAGCATTGATACCAGTACCACCAGATACAGAAATACCAGAAATAGGACCTGTACCAATTTTCAGAGATACCCATCCAGCATGTGTTGGATGTTGTGGTGTAGAATTGGCTCTTTCTGTTTCAGTTGCAGATACACCAGCAACAACACCATAGAATTTATTGGTATTAGCAGAAGTGCTATTGATAGTTGAGTTAGAACTAGCATTTGTTGTGTTAGCAAATACTGGTTTTAGATTACTTGTTGGGTAATCAATATTTCCCCATAAGCTCATTTTTTGTTACTCCTAATTTTTTATCTAGTTTGATTTATTGAACCTTTGATGGCAGGATTTTCGTCAACAACATCTGCTTTTTGTCCTGTCATTGTTGTGCCAGTATTTTCTTGTTCTTGTGCTAGTCTCAACTGACCTTTGCGTCTACCATATCTTCCAATCATTGAATGTGATCGGCTGGAAGACCGGTGTTTGATTTCTTCATGCACAATAGTCTTGATCATCTCAACAAGTTTATCGTATCTCATGATTAGCCTTTGATAAACTTATTACGAATGAATGATTCCAGAGATTCTTTAATGTGTGTGGATTCAGGTACAAATCCTAAATCAGACATTCTTCTGCTTGACATTCCAGCAGTTCTTGGTGCATCTAGATCAGGTGTTCTGGAACGCATAGGTGCAGCAGATCTTGGAACCGTTGTTGATCTCTGTGGTGCTGCAGCAGGTGTTGACGTAGGTCTTGATGCAGGAGAAGTATTCATACCGGTTTCTTGTGCTGCTCTAAATGATCCTGGTGCAGGTCCGGTTGTAGGTCTTGATGCAGGAGAAGTATTCATACCGGTTTCTTGTGCTGCTCTAAATGATCCTGGTGCAGGTCCGGTTGTAGGTGCTTGTGTTGCTGCAGGTGCTTGTGTTTGTGCTTTTGCAGCTTGTTGTGCACGATAAGTATCCAATGCTTGAGCAGGTGTTTGATTCAGTGGATTTCTAGGTTCAGGTGCTTGTGTTGCTGCAGGTGCTTGTGTTGCTGCAGGTACTTGTGTTGCTGCAGGTGCTGGTTCTGTTTTCGCTTGTCTCGTATTAGGAAATCCTCCCAAACCAAACCAGCCGCCCTGTTCATGCAAACCAAGAATCTCAAGTTGTTCTTCTGTCAGTGAAGATACAAAATCTTCAAACATTTGTTCATCGCCTGATTCATACACGGCAACAAGTTGTTCTTCAAGATTAGAACGAATTTCTTCCATGATTGATTCTAGTGATTCTTTAACTGGTCTGTTTGTTCTAACGGTTGGATTACTTTTATCTTTTTTTGGTTTTTGATTAATAACAGGTTTGTTTGCACCAGTTCTAATAGTTGAATTGCTTTCATCAACTTTTTCTGGAAGTCCTTTTTCTTTAGTCTTTGCGAACTTACGAACTTCTTTTGTGCTCATTTCTTTTGCTGCTTTTTCGGCTTTTTCTGAACCATGAGCTTCACCTTTTTGAATGCCACGAACTAAGCCAAAGAAACGATGTTGTGCTTTAGAAACTGCTTTTTCTTCTAATGCACGAGGAACACCTTTTGATGGTGTTGTTGTGGGTTTATTACCAACAGCAATTTTAGCTTCTTCTTGCTTGATTTGAACTCCAGCTTTTTTCTTTG